GTCTTTTTCGGGAAATAGTTTAAATACTGCCATTAATGATAAATATTTTTATTAGTAAGATACTACACGTCCTTTAATATCACTATTTAGGTATTTTACTTCAAAAATTGAAGGATCTAAAGAAGGATAAATTATATCATTAACAGTAGCACCTTCAATGTCATACCCATAAGCAGAATAACCAGCAGATACTCCAGCTTTATTAGTAATTTTAATATTTTTTACATTTTGTACTCCTATAACTTTATCTAAAAGAATATATAAATCTTTTAAAATAATAGGTTGGTTAATTTGCCATTTATTAATATCAAAATATCCTTGAAGAGCATTGATACATTTTACAATTACTTCATTACTATTATAATTAGGCAGAACAATTATATCAAAATCTACAGCAATATTAATAATATATCCGTTTTTAATATTAACTGTGTCTCCAATCATTCTATATTGGGATAGATAGGTTTTTAAATTATTTTTTAATGCTAAAGAAGGAGTTTTAAGTTTTCTATTATTATCAAACGCTAAACAAAATAAATCTATTACAGCAGCATTTTTATCTGTAAGTGGAGTAGTGTTTACTTGGGATGGTTGGGCTAAAACTTTAGCTATTGAACCATATTGTGATGGTAAACTTAAAGCTCTTACTAAATAATCATCTTGGGTTACTGTTCTTAATTGTGATTGAAATTGAGCAATAGAGTTTTGTTTAATTTCTTGTAAAGAATCACCATCGCCCCCACCATAAGCTGCTTCTAAATTAGTAACTTGAAGTGAATCAAATATATCTTGAGCGGTTGCTGTTGTTAAATTATTAGATAAAAAACTTACTTTAGCATTTTTATTAGAAATAGTAGTAATTGTATTACTTTGAACATTAGCAACAGTTCCACCTCCTACTAAATACCTTACAGTTAAGGTAGTATTTGAAGGAGCAATACCATAACTATCTGTAAAGATAAAATTAGATGGTGAAAATGCTGTTGTTAATTTGTCTTTCTCAAATGGTAATCCTAAACCAACATTGTCAGGATTAGGAACAATATTCTCATCATTATTAGCTACTACACCTGAACCAAATTGGATTTGAAGAGTGTCATTATCTATAAATCTAGATACAAATCTTCTATCTGCTTGTTTTAATTTTAGTAAATATGGGGTATCGGAGATATCTGATGAGAAATTTGGGTCATTTATGTTTGTATTTTTAACAGAATCAAACACGACATCTTGGGCTAAATAATCTACTTCATACCAAGTATTACCATTAGAATCAGTAATATCTAAAATACCAATAATATTATTAGCATTAATGTCTCGTGTTGCGAACTGCTCATTAGCCCCAAATGTAAATGTTGTAGTTTGGAGTTGGGCAGAAATAGCATTACGGGTTTTGGTTAAAAGAAATCTTTCAGGAACCCCACTACTAACTAAATAGGTTGATACTGATGTGGGGTCTAGAGAACTAGAAAATGAAAAGTCTACATTATCAGCAATTAAAAATGATTGGTTTGAACCAACATTGGCTGATAGTTGTAAATTTTCTTGAATTTTTAGAGCATAATCAAAATCAGGGATATATACTCCTCCTACAAGTTTAGAAGGTACTTGTTGTTGAATTGTAATTTTAACTGATGCCGCTGAAGTAATTTTGGGTCTGTAACCCATCATATAAGCTAGACTAAATATGTTACTTTCTTGTTGGGCGTATTGGAGAAAATTTTCTTGAATCTGTGTGTCAAGATAAAATGATAAAGTATCACCTACATAAGAGGCCATATCTATAAAGATACTTCCAGGTGAAGACGGTGAAAAATCATTATAGGATTCAGGGTAATAGGTTTTAGTAAACTCTATTAACTGTTGTCTAAAAGATGAAAAATCTTTATTTAAATACGATATTTGTTTATTTTCAGCCATTACGCAAAGTTTATATTTATTTGATCTTCTATACCAAAATTCACAATAGTGTAAGTGATGTTACAATTAATAACATTATAATCTTCATTTCCACTTACAATAACTTCTAAAATTTGTACTAGTGGAAATTGTTCTTTAATTGAATCTTGGATTCTTTTTTTTAAAAGATCAAGTGAAGGTGATTCAATTTGTTCAAAAACAAATTCTCTTAGATTAGCCCCGAAATTGGGTTGCATTACTCTTTCACCTTTATTAGTTAGGAAAAAATTAATTAAATTATTTTTAATTTGATCTTGTGTAGAATAATTTGACTTAAAAACAGCATCTCCTGCTCCACTAAAAGGTAGAGAAAGACCCAATGCTCTACTAGGAGTTTGATCTTGTGGAAATTTATTTGCTATTCTTCGAGCCATTATTTACTATTTAATAATCCCATAATTTGATCCATACTAACATTTCCTTCAGGCAATGAGCCATTTACCATATCTGTAGATCCCTGAGGTCTAAAGGATTGGGCGTCTTTAGAGGTAAAATTCATAGCTGTTTCATTCATTACATCCATGTATGCTTTTTTAGCATCAATTTTTGGTTTAGATGAAAGTTGTGGGGTAGGCATGGCAACGTTCTCAGTAACTACCTGTTTGGGAGAACGAACTGCTTCAAGAAGAATATCTTTTAATTCTTCCTGAATTGCCTCTTTTACAGCTTCTTTGATCATTTTTTTCAATTCTGTCGCTTTCATGCTATCTTTTAGTTATAAATATAAATTAAGTATAAGTTTTTATGGTCTTGGTTTGATTATTGAATTAAATCCTCTATTCCATTCTGATTGAAGATCTTTTTTATTTGGGGTTTTATATGGGTTTTTACCTTGGCCCCTAATTCCCATATTTTTTGCGGTTTGAAGACCTTGATTATATGCTAATTCTAATCGTTTTTTTAATTGTTTTTCCCTTTTTAATCTAGCTTCTTCAATTAAAGCTGCTTCATCTGCATCTCTTAAAGCAAGTGAAACTTGTTTATCAATTAAAAATTTAACCCCATCAATTAAAACTTGAGTTGAAGAACTATAAGACCAAGGACCTACAATTTTTTCTCCTTCTCCATTTGTTCCAATTGCTCGTCTTTCTGGGAAAGAGAATTTATTTTCTTTATTTGTATCTAGTACAATGGTATATCCTTTATAAACATAAGGATTTGTTGAGTTAGGATTTAATCTATCTTCTAAGGATTCTCCTTGATCTGCATTAGTGCCGTCTTCAGTTGTACTTGAAGAAGATAAATTAATTCCTAAATTATTAAAGTATTTTTCTTTAGCACTATTTTCATCACTAAGTTCCCAAAATGCCGGAAATTTATTTGGGCGTTTATCTAAACTAGCTTCTATAGCTCTATAATAAATTTTTTCTTGATTTTCATCAAAAATGTATACTTGATCATCTTCAACATAATCTTTAGTTTCGGACCAAAGTAAATCATTATCAGCTTGTTCTTCTAAACACCCTGCAAGTAAACCATCTAATTGAGATAATTTATCTTGAATTTTAGCAATATTGTCAGTTATAATTTTAACTGAGGGGGTTATTTGGCTAACTGTACCTTTTCCTTCTTTAATTACGGTTCCTAAAGTATCTAATGTAGCAGAAAACCCAGTAACCACATTTAATGGAATACCAACCCCAGGAGGAACAGCAGCAGGTATTGGAATTACTTTAATTACATTTACTGCTGTATCTAAACTGGTTAAGATACCATCTATAGTAGACCCAGTACTTGTTATACTCCCTAATGAATTTTGAACTTGAGTTAAAGCTTGAGATAATTGGTTTTTTTTATTTAATATTTTATCTAATTCTGCTTTAGGAGGACAAGATTTTGAAAGTTGTTCAATTAAAGGATCAATTGCAACCTCAAAATTAGCAGCATTTTTAACTGCACTTTTAACTAAATTTTGTATTACTGGTCCTAACATTATAGAGTTTTATTCTGTGTTGAGAGTAAAGTTTTAAGCTGGTTCTTATATAGGTTTAATTTGATTTGAGATTGAACAGCTTGGGCATTTAAAGGAGCAAAAGGTGATCCAGGTGGTAAACTTATTAAAGTACTTAATTGAGTACTTATAGCAACCATTTCATCTAAAATCTTACCTAACATATCAATTGTTTTATCTCCTAACAATAAATGTTCAGTAGCATCTTTGCTACCTAATAATATAGAATTAGCGTCTACAATATGTTCTTCAGTGTCTATATTAACGCTATCTACGGCATTCAGTGAGACCGATTTAGCCGAAGAAAGCATTATATGATCCGTTTTACTATTAATAACAACGCGATCTGAGTTGATTATAATTTGAGAACCTATGTATGTATCTGGGGCTTCAGGCGCTGAAGTATAGGAATTATAAATTGAACTTGCGGCTTCTAATGGGATCTGTTGTGTTGAAGCCATCCAAATAGAAGAAATATCATTATTAATATCTTCTACTACAGGAATCCAACCTAAATCTCCATTATTAGGATCCTCACCATTTCTTATAATTGTAATAGGATCTCCATCTTCACCAATGTCAGACCAATTTGTTTTTCCATTTACAGTTGAACCAAAACGAATTGAATTTCCCCATCTACCCTCATGAATAACATCTCCTTCAAAAGGTAATAAAGGATTAATATTTGCTCTTTCAATAAAA